CATACACTAACGTGTTTAATCTTTCAGGTATGTTTGTCACCAATTTTGGTGTAGAACTACGTATGAACAATGTTCGAACGCAACCCGGCGGCGCGTTCACGAATAAATATGTTCTGCCCGGATCGCCTTACAGCATAGCTATATCTGACGACACCGGGTTCGGATTTAACAACCGCCCACTATCTAAAAAAGTAACTGATATAGCGTACGGCGAGTTTACAATAGCGGTTGATACTGTCGTAACAGGCACTGGTTTTACGGGTCTTGGAAATGTTACTTTTAGCGGCGGTATTGACACCAGTAAATGCTTTCCTGTTGTGACTAGCACGATGGGCAACACGCCGGGGTTTAATGTTATTCTGGTCGCGCATACTTTTGGGAGCCAAAGTTATCGCGTTTCGGCTATGACTAACGGAATATCGCAGACGATCCCGGCGGGCACAATTATCCGCGTCGGTATTATTGGAATGGAAGTCTGATGCCTGATAGATACTGGGTGGGCGGCACCGGCACATGGAATAATAGTTCTACCGCTAACTGGTCAGATTCTGACGGTGGCGCGTCAGGATCTTCTGCCCCCACGACGGCTGATAACGTGTTTTTTACAAATTCGTCTGGCGCGGCGGATTTTACGGTTACGCTAGCGGCGGCTACAGCGGTTTCATGCGCTAATTTTAGCTGCACGACATCTAATAAAAAAATGACTTTATCTGCTGGTAGCGGCGCGTCTATGACTGTCGCTGGCAGTTGGACAAATCCATCGACCACTTATATGGCAATGGGTATTTTCTCGACTATTACTTTTACGTCATCATCAGCCGTTACTATTGATTTCAATAATTTAACTTTAAACGCCAGTTTTACTTTTAATGGTTCTGGATCTTGGCAGCTCCAAAATAATATAACTTCAACGACTACGTCGATTCTTACATTGACTCAAGGCACATTAGACCTGAACAGTAAAACTATTACGATTGGATCTGTAACATCCAATAACACAAACACACGCGCCATATCTTTTGGATCTACAGGCGAAATTGTTATAACTCGAACGACTACCGGCACAGTCTGGGTGTTCAATAACGCGACTAATTTTACTTATACAGGGTCAGGTAAAGTCAGTAGCACTTATTCCGGCGCGCTAGCCATGAACTATTACCACGGCACTACTGCCGGTGCTACAGAAGCTAATACACCTAATTTTTACTTGACCGCCGGAACCTATGCGGCTGATTTTGGTAACGTCAAAGATCTTGTAACAACGGGATTTACGGGGTCTATAGCAAGCACCAACAAAACAATTTACGGAAATTTGACTATAGGTTCCGGCACCACTGTTACAGGCGGCGCTACCACACTAACTTATGCCGCTACATCAGGCACGCAAAATATAACGACAAATGGCGTCGCCATGAACGTAAACCATACGTTTAGCGGTGTTGGCGGCACTCGAAAACTTGTAGACAGTCTGACGACATCAAGAGCCATCGTTTTTACTGGCGGCGCGTTAGATCTTAACGGACAAACGCTTACTTCGTCTACATTTACGACATCCGGCGCAAATGTTCGCTCTATCGCGTTTAGTAGCGGCGCTATCTCCGTTAGTAGCTCTGGCTCTGCATTTGCCGCTACGGGGTCAAATCACACGAATAGCGGATCGGGCACGATTACGCTTACAAGCGCGTCAGCCAAAACGTTTACCGGCGGTGGGCTTTCTTGGCCTACTCTTAATCAAGGCGGCGCAGGCGCTTTGACCGTTGCAGGGTCAAATACGTTTGCTGATATCACTAACACCTATAAAGCGACCGGCGCGACGACCATTACGTTTACCGCCGGAACAACGCAAACAGTCACACAGTTTACGGCGTCGGGGGAATCTGGCCGCGTCCTGACGCTGAATAGCTCTTCTGCGGGCAATCAATTTACGCTATCGGACGCCAATGGAACAAACAGCGTGAGTTTTTGCAGCATAGAAGATTCTATTGCTACAGGCGGCGCTTTTTGGCAAGCGTTTACGAGTAGCGGGAATGTAGACGATGGAAATAACGCGGGGTGGATTTTTTCCTCGGTCCCGGTTACCTACAGCCAGACTACTGGCGTAAAATTGCGCTCGTTCGCCCAGCGTGGGAGATTCTGATATGACGATGAATGTAAAAGGTATCACGACTTGCATGGGGTATCAGCAGCTAGGCACTCTATCCTCAGCTACAGGATTGACTGTGCCAGCGCGGACGCCTGACGGAATGTCAGCGAAAGCCAATTTTGCGCTTATTGTTGCAGAAACGCAGAATGTGCGTTGGCGCGATGACGGCGTTGATCCTACGGCTTCGGTAGGAATGCTGCTGGTGGCGGGTATTCCTTTTCAGTATGATGGTGATTTGGCCAAGATCAAGTTTATTGAGACGACGGCCAGCGCCAAACTGAACATTAGCTATTACGTTTGACGTAACAGCTATTTGTATGTAAAGGTAAACAACCGACTAGCCGGACAGCTAGGACAGGAGACGTAATGTCTGACGAAGAACAGGCTGTAGCGGAGATCAGCCCCGCGCCGGAACCGGAAGCTACGGCAGCACCGGAATCTGCTGATACGACGCCGGAGGAACAGCAGCATACAAAATCGTTTAGCCAAGAAGAGCTGGACGCGATTGTAAGCAAGCGCCTTGCAAGAGAACAGCGCAAATGGGAAAGAGAGCAAGCTCAAAGGCTTGCGGAGCAGCAGGCTAGACAACAGCCCGTTGCACCTCCACCAGCGCCGGATGATTTTGAGAACGCCCAGGCTTATGCGGAAGCATTGGCCAACCAACGGGCTCAAGAGCTTCTAGCGCAAAGGGAGGCCGCAGCTCAACAGGCAGCTCTTTTAGAGTCCTATAAGGATCGTGAAGAAGAAGCTAGGGACCGATACGAAGACTTTGAACAAGTCGCGTATAACCCGAATCTTCCCGTTACGGACGTTATGGCTCAAGCCATTCAGGCTTCTGATATTGGCCCCGAAGTCATCTATTGGCTAGGGTCTAATCCCAAGGAAGCTGGACGGATTTCCAGACTACCGCCAGTCTTGCAGGCAAAAGAGATCGGGAAAATTGAGGTGAATCTCACCTCTAACCCGCCGGTTAAGAAGACCTCAACCGCGCCCGCACCTCTTGCTCCTGTCACGGCTACCCGGTCAAACTCAGGTCCGCGCTACGATACGACTGACCCACGGTCACTCAAGTCAATGTCAACGTCGGATTGGATTGAAGCGGAACGGCAGCGGCAGATTAAGAAGTGGGAAGCGCAGAATCGGAGATAAGGTATGTCTAATTCACTTCTTACGATTGACATGATTACTCGCAAGGCTCTTGAGATCCTTGAGAATAATCTTGTCCTGACCCGCACCGTTAACCGTCAGTATGACGACTCTTTCGCCGTTGAAGGCGCTAAGATCGGCTCGACCCTGCGTATCCGCTTGCCCGACCGCGCTCTGGTCACGGACGGCGCTGCGCTCCAGGTTCAGGACGATAACGAACAGTACACGACCCTGACCGTTTCGTCGCAGAAGCACATCGGCGTGAACTTCACGACTGCCGAACTGACCATGCAGTTGGACGATTTTGCGGAACGTGTGTTGAAGCCGCGTATTTCGCAGCTCGCCGCCAGCATCGACGCTGACGTTGCGAACTCGTTCAAATACATCGGCAACTCGGTCGGCACGCCCGGCACGACCCCGGCTACCTCGCTGGTTCTGTTGCAGGCGCAGCAGAAGCTGAATGAGAACGCCGCCGTTATGTCGCCGCGCTATGCGACGGTCAACCCGGCTGCTAACGCCGCGCTGATCGAAGGCATGAAAGGCTTGTTTAACCCGGTTTCGGCTATCTCGAAGCAGTTCAAGAACGGCCTGTTCGGCGAAGGCATTCTCGGCTATGACGAGCTGAATATGTCGCAGTCGGTCAAGCAGTTCACGACCGGCTCTCGCACCGGCACCGTGACGGTCAGCACCTCGGTCACGACTGAAGGTTCGACGACCATCGTTCTGACGGGTCTTGGCTCGACGACGATTAAGGCTGGCGACGTGTTTACGGTCGCTGACTGTTATGCCGTCAATCCGCAGACCCGTGAATCGACTGGCTCGCTGTATCAGTTCGTTGCTTTGGCTGACGTTACGGCGTCCACCACGGCTTCGGTCACTGTTCCGGCGATGTATTCGGCGACGCAGGC